TCAGTGATCCCTGTCATTATCTGTTTCAACTCAGCTAAGTTGTCAGGCGTCAGATCAAAACCATCGTCAATTGTGTCACCCAGGCTGTACCTATCCATGAGAGCGTCCCTATAACTTTCGTTACGGGTCTTTAAATCTTTTTTCCCTCTTGTTGATCCGAGAAGGGCCTGGTAATCCTTCCTCATCTCTTTCATTTCGGAGTGAGTCATTGTCCTTGGATCAATATATCCATATTTATTTAAAAATAAATCTTTGTCTTCTTCCGAGAGAATATTATTATCTTTTATTTTTTGTATAAATCCTGGGATTGAATTCCTGAGATGAATAGCCGCCTCAGTGTCTCCCGTGGTGGGCTTGCCACGCTCCTCCAGGTTGTCGCGTAACTTTTCTATTCTTTCGTATGCGCCGGAAGCGTCCCCCTTAAACTGTTCAATTAAAGCAGTCTTCCGTCTTTCGAGTCTCCCCACTTTATCTTTCGCGTCCTGGGGGATATTGAAAAGTTCGTCTGGGAGTCCCTCCACATAGTTTGTAAAGGCATCTAGTTTCCGCTGTTTCTCCGCCTCTTCTGTAAGTGTCTTTGCCTGGAGGAGTTGTTGTTGTTGTGCGGCTTGACGTTCAGCTTGATCATTAGCGCGGTTGATACGGTTACGCTCGTCCTGGTTATAGTAACCGGCGATACCGTACGGAATAGCTCTACCCAGTGACTCGCCCAGGGTGATGGGACGATCCTTCCAGCCCTCGTCTCTCATCATCGAAGCGCCGAGCTGTAGGAGACCCATCGCTAAAGGTGACGGTCCTTCGTCTTCTTCTTTTTCTTTTTCCAGTAGTCCATCTGATGGGAGCCTGGGGAGTGATCTGCCGATTTCAGCGTTCCATGTAATATCGTTTTCTGTACTCATTTAATAACCTAAGCTAATAGTCCTTGATTTCTGTACCGATCACGTTTTGGCCTTTTGTTTTTGAGATAACTCATATCAAAGCTTTTCCCTGGAGTCAGTGGCGCGGCACTGATTTGCTGTTGAGGAGCCTGTTCGGGTTCCGCAAAGATATCCTTGATCAAGCCAGCCGCTATCCTCTGGTTTGGACTAATCTTACCTCCCCCGGAGGAACCCATAGAGTCCCACCATGACTTGGTCTGGTCAATAGACTCGCCTCGGCTGTCGTGATGATCTGGTCCAATGTCATCGTCAAGGCTGGCTAGTAATGACGGAGATTTATCCGATCCAACTCTTGACATATCTTCCTCGTCAAATACAGAGAGAGAAGAAAAGTCGTCTTTCTTCTTTTTATTAGGGATTTGCATTCCTAAATGTCTTGGAGAAAACCCATCCTTGTCTAACCAAATTCCAAACTCATTTTGTGTAAGTCCCGCGTATGGGTCGTCCTTTTCCCCTTCCGCTTTATCCAGGATCTTGTCAGCGACGGCGTCAAGTGCTTCCTCTTTTTGGACCGACGCTACAGTACCCCCAACATGGGTGAGGTCTTCTCCATCATCACTGCTAAAATCCCACCAGGCTTTTTCATTAGTAGGCGTCAGGGATGGAGTCTGTTGAGCGAGGGCCTTCTCTGCACTTGTTTCCCTTGTTAATTCTTCCAGGGCGTGTTCTTCCGGGTCGGTGTACTTTTTTTGCTTTGCCATCTGCTTAGCAATAAAGTCAGGGACCTCATCCACTCCTTGACCAGGACCTGGAGCTGACATTTCGGACACTTGGTCCGCGGTGTCGCCAGAAGAAAAATAGTCCTCTGCTATACCAGCGTCTCCAGTCCTTTGCTGTGATGCAGTCAGGGGATCTACCTGGGTAGCTTTAAACTTGTCATGTTCCTTGCCCCCGCCAAACCAGGAAAACACTTTTTTATACCAGGGTTTCTTTGATTCAAACGCCCACGGTGACTCATCAATTTTATCATCAGTGTACGTTGACGGGTGAGGCTCCAAGTCCATTCCACGTTTTATTTTTTGTCCCCATTCAAATTTATCAGCCATGTTTCTCCTTTAACTAAATAGTCCGCCTGCCGCTCCCGCCGCCGCTCCCCAAGGATTCCCCCCCGAAGCCAGCCACCCAGACGCCGCACCTGAGATGATACGCCCAAACTTGTCGCGTCTCTTATGTTGTTGCCCGCCGGTGGTTGTCGTCGTTGAACCCGTTGGGTTTGTGCCTGCGATGTTCGCGGCTGAAGCGAGCTTATTCTCGCCCCAGTCACGCTTCTCATAGAAGTCCCCCATTTTTTCGTCCAGGACATTCTGTTCACGACCTTCCACATCTGCACCCACCTTACTCAGGAGGTCAATGTCTGTGATGTCAGCTCTACGTCCAGCGTCCGTCCCGGCTATCATTGCGTCAGCTCCCTTGAGTCTCGTGTCAGCTCCACGGAACCCGGCGTCAACATTGAAACGGTCAGCTCCTGTCTGGGAGTCCATGTCGTAACGCTTCATGTCTGCCGCTTTATCAAATCCTTGTGAGTAGAGTGCGGCTGTCTGGTCACCGAGATTCTTCAGACCCTGGGCTTGCATGACACCACGCTCGATTGCGGCACGGTCATTCTGGCCCGATGGTGATGCCATATTCTCTTTTGCCATTAACTGATTGCGCCGGATGTCCATCGCTTCCATAGCGCTGTCAGTGTTCCTTTTGATAACTTCGGCAGTATGTGGATTCTGGTACTGGTCTAGTCCTTTTCCGCCGAGGAATGACTGGGAGCCTACCTTGTCTGGTTGATACCCAGAAATATCCTCACCTACGCCGGTCGCTTTTGTGTAGGCTTCTTGGCCTTTACCTTGTATTTCATCGACGCCAGTCCTGGCTCTCATTGTTTGATCGGACGGTCCAGCGATCCGCTCCTCCGCGCTTAATTCCGGTGCCTCATACTCTTTGTTAATTAGGTCCTTGGCTCCTTCAGCAATCTCCTTTTGAATCCCATACGGATCGTTCGGATTTGTGGTTGATGATGGGCCAGTCGGTGTCCGAGTGTCGAATCCTCCCGACATTCCTGGTACGGCTGGAACTCCTGAGCCTCCTGAGCCTCCAGACCCCCCTCCGCCTTCTCCTTGATATTGTGAAAGGTCTGCGACCCTAGCGTGTTCCGCTAGAGCTTCGGGAGAATCCTGCTTATTTAACCAACCTCGCTCCTCCGCAAATCCTCTAGGATTAAACTCTCCAGTTCCAGTGAGACTATATTCATAACCATCACCAGCACCACCAGACTCATCACTACGACCAGTAACGCTGGAAGGAGGATCATTTCCACTATCGTCATCGCCACCACCAAAATCGAAAAAAAATGATCGCAGTCCAGACTTCTTGTGTTTTTTCCCGGAACCAAACCATTTTGGCTTGTTAGCCTGGAGCCAATTGAATTCTGTCTGATTCATTGATAACAAGTCCTCACCTGGAGGAATTGCTTTTCTCAGAGTTTGCCTTGCTTGTGGTATGTTCATATCTTCCTTTAAACGTATGGATTTTTACTGGTTACTGGGAGTCCCCCAACTGTCGTGACAGCGACAAGAGTTAAGTTCCCCCCTGCCACCTTCAGCCTGTAAAAATTGTTATTTGTTTCATCCTTAAAAATAATTGCCCCGGACGTAAAAACATTGTCCCGGTCAACCTTCACTGTAGTTGACTCCTCATCAATTACGAGAGACGCCAGGTCAAACATATATTCCCGTGTGTATTCTTCCGGGGGATTCGGTAGCGGCTTTTGTGTCTTACTCATCGACGCCCCGATTTTGACGCCATGAACCGCAAGTCCCCGAGCCGCCAGTCCTGGTCGTGTGGACTCTCTACAGTTAATAATACTTGTCTCCCAACGAACCTGGTATCCGTGTACCCGTCCCCCTCCAGGGTATATGGTCCTTTAGAAACTGGAGCGTCATCGTCTGGCGTATCGGAAGATACAACGGAAAGTCTAAGCCCGTTCGTTCCGGCGTCGCTGTCGGTAATTATCTGTGAGACGCTCATCATGTTGTCCCCGTTCCCCAATTCTATTGCGCCAGTCGTTGCATAACACAAGTGAGCCTCGTCAGCTACATTGGGATACAAGTTAGTACCGACACCCTTCGCCATCGTCCTGCTCCCAAGTGTGGACAATGCTTCTACGTCGGCAGGGGGACTCACACCGTCAGCTCGAGACATAGGGGTACTCTGGGTATCATTATCCATTTCGTGGCGGTACAGGAAGCCGTCCGCGCCTCCAGCGACACAATAGCCGAGGGAGTCCGCCGCTTCCCATTGTGAGCGTTCAAGTCGTCCCGTCGTCCAGTGTTTTTCCCGATAAGAATAAGTAACGTAACGTGTATTTGTTGAGTCACCTTCCTTCGGATAAAACCAAGTTATTTCCCCAAACTGAGCATTATGGCCCGCGGCGATCAGGCCCTCGACGTCAGTGTTAATATCTGAAAAAACATAGTCGGCTACGTCACAGGATAATTCGTTCACATAACCGCCGGTGTACGACCAGAATCTACCCTGGCTCATCCAGGCCACGAAGTCCGCTGATCCAGCCACACTTTTGATCCCGAGACAAGTTGATCCCTCCGTGACCCGTTCCGTACCGTACTGGTAGGGAGGTCCCAAGAATTTTGTCTTATGAATTGAGTCTGTGAAGAATAACAGTACACCGTACCTTGTCTTGAATCCACCAAGGATACGTCCCTTTGACGCAACCTCAATTCCGCCCGCGGTATTGGTTACGGACGGTGTCCAGTCAGTGAGGCTGTCTTGGGAGGACCACTCAATTTTCCTCTGGTTGCCTCCAGCTCCGAGTGCCATCACATGACGTTCCGGTGTTACCAGGACCCCGACGTTACTGGTGGGGGCGTTCGTTAACTGGGCCGCTACCGTAGCAGTCTGGTTCGCGTTGTTAAACGAGGCTCCAGCAATTGTCCACTTGAAAATAGTTCCCTCTCCAGAGTGACAAAAAAGACAATCATCGGCAAAGTTGTCAATCGTTACAATCGGCGCAAAATTGTCTCTCCAGGCGGCTATATCAGTCACCGACGGGTCTACGGCTGGGTGCCGAGCCACTCCGAAAATGTCGCCTCCGTCGGAAGTGTTAGCCGTGCTTCTGTCTCCCCCATACTCTAACGCACCAAATCCTAGACCTGATACCTGGAAGTCACTCTGCTCATTAAATGGTATATTTCCACCTGGAACGGACGTGGGCGTAATATCAAAAACGGGAGCGTTGGCCCCAGAGACTTGCGAACCGTCCCATATCCGAAATGACTGTACAGTACCGATAGCGAGATACCTCGCGCCGTTGGTGAGTCTCCAGGAATGGAATCCCCGGATCGGATCGATACCAAAGAAAGCATCAATCTCCAGGTCCGCGTTTGAGTTTCCGGCATGACTAATGACAACTGTAGGTGTGGACGTGTAGCCAGTCCCGCGGTTTGTTATTGTGACCGCGTTTATTACTCCCGACCCGGTAACCGTATAGCTCGCGGCAAATCCTGACCCGCCCCCTCCAGTAGCGGAGAGTGTCCCAGCGCTGTACCCGGTCCCCCCACTTTTGATTGTGACCCGTTCGATAAGGCCCTTCTTTAACATCTGGGTAGGTGCGAGTCTCTGCCATCCTCCAATCGGTCTTAAACGGCCCTCCGAGAAACGTACCAGATTCCCATCGTACCAGCGGTTTTTTGCCTGGTACTGAGTGGCATTGCGATAGAATCCTGGTGGAATTTTAATTGGTAAAAGGGCCATTTCTGTATTCGTTACAATTTAATCTTATGAGAGTAGCTAGTCTTTCTGACTCTGGTTTTTTCATAGTCTCGAAAACTTCTGGTCCAGGAAAGTTCATCCGCATTACGTCAACAGCACAATCGCAATGTCGTGTGTAAGTAATAACTGGAGTCCCCAGTCTCTGGTAACTCATCGAGCAAACTTGCCATAATTGCCGAATGTGTTTTGTTTGAAAAGTTCCAGCGAACTTCGGTTCGGTCGCTGAAATTTTCGTCAAAAACATCAGAAGCAAACTCAATGACAAGATCACTATTTTCGCTTTCAAAAACAATTTCCATTTTAAGCGTATGACCATAAAGCCTTATCGGTTCCAGAGATCCCGCGTGGTTTCAAATCGAGATGTATAAAACGTCCTGACTTGGAACGCTGAGAAATGCCGATACCATTCCAGCAATTCATCTCGAGTGCTTGTTGCAATACTATTCTCCCTTTTGCCCGGTCAACGCCAAGATCAACTGCCATGCACCCGGAACCATCTATATCACAATGCGCGGAAGAAGGATGGCCCCCGGCGTCTATATTGTTCTGGATACAGCGTAGGCCCGAATTGACTGGTAAAGCGAAACCGCACCGCTCCCGGAGTTCGTCCAGTTTTACGAGAAGATCCAGGTTAATTGTTGCTTCCCCATTTGCCAGGCTACGGCACCCGCACTTGCATTCGAGTTCGTTTTCGCTAAAGAATTTTATTGCTTTCCAGTTAATCGCCACAGTTATCCACCCTGCTAAAATTTTTAGAAATTTACGACGAAGTAAAATAAGACCTTGCGGAATTTACTTCGACGCCTGATCCGCGTCTAATTGTTTGACAAAAGCATCGTACAGCTCATTATCGAGAGTATTAGCACTGCTATCCACGAGACGTTTAAGAAGCGATTTCACCACAACCATTAAAAGTTTCTCTGATATCGCAGATACACAGATTGTCTTTACGACGCCACTTACCACTGAACCTAATAAAGCTATTGGCATTTAACTCCTTTTCTTTCTTAAAAAAATTAACGCAATAAAAATTGCTCCCAAAAAATATAACTGCTCATTATGAAAATGAGAAATTTCAAGATCATGTGCCAATAAAATTTTGGGGTAAATTAAAGAAGTAAAAAATAATATTTTTTTCATTTAACTTCGTCCTTTCATCATTTCTAATTGTTTCATGGATTCAACTTCACGCTCTAAATTTTCTAACCGTGCCGATACTCCCGCCATGTGGCCAGAACATTCCTGGGAGATTTTTGCAAGTTTATCAAAATTTTCTTTCTGCATGGCGCGATTCATTTTGTCCGTCCGAAACGTCCAAATCCCAAGACACACTATGATCGCTCCGGCGAAGCCCTGTTTGAGTATCAAATTAATAATATCGTCAACGGCAGTGTTCACATTGCTTTTTTCAGCCGCTGGAGGATGAGGCGACCTCGAATAAGACTCTAATGAATGTTCTTGTTGAACATATTTCGGTCGAGTTTCCGCGTCAGCATTCAATTGCGTTGCAATAAAAATGTATGCTCCCGCCAAGAGACTAATTGTAAACATCAATAATCCATTAATTATTTTATTGGTCATTTAGTAAACTCTCTTTTATTTAGCAAAAAAATTAAAATTTAGTACAATCCTTTTATTTTCATCAGAACAAGTAGTGCCTTTATGAGCCATATTAGACGGGAATGTAACAAAGCGATTTTCGACTGAATTTATTTTTGTTCCATCTTCAAACAAGGTATAGCCATTATTCGTATTACAGTATAATATCCCCGTTTGCCATTGCTTCATCCTATTTTCATCCTCAATTATCTCTAGGTCTTTATGAAAACTATTTTCCCTAACCTCTTGAGTCCTTGTGAGCAAATTAGCTTTTACAGATAAAAAAGTTAATGGGTCAATTCTTTCAAGAACTGGTGCGATAGAACTATAAAATGGAGAAAAAGGATGTCCACTCAAAACAAAGACATGAACAAATTGGAACTGTCCTTTCTCATCATCGTTAAAGTCTATACCATCTTCAAATTTCCAGATTGGATCATTTATTAGAGAATTTTGTAATTCTCTAAATATATCGATCTCCAGAAAATCATCTTTAAGGCATATAGAGCCACCCTGTAAGGTAGTGCTTTTGTCCATCTTTCCTTATTGGATTTCCCCTATGCGTATGAGTAAAGCCAGCAGGGAAAATCAACATTCTTCCTGCTTTTGGTTCAATGCGATGTCCAAGATAAAGGAACTCTAATTCTCCTTCCTCAGTATGGTCGGTCATTGATAAATGCCAAACCAAATGTCTTTCTGGTTCTGTACCTTGTTCATAATGCCAGGAATGATATCCTCCATGCTGTGAAACTGTGTGCCACTTTAAATTCCTCCAACTGACTTGTCGCCCATCATTTAGAAATCTGTATTTCTGTAAATACTCAGTTAAGCATTTATGTAGAGTGTCATTTACCCATTGGATGTGTTCAATCGGATTTGATTGAGAAGACATAAAATAAACATAATCTTCTCTATGAGTTGGTACAGCCGGTAAAATTCCACCATCTGAAATTGTCCTTGATCTATAAGTAGCTATGCTCTCTCCATTCTTTTCAAAGTGAGTAATCATTTCTGCTACTTGTTTTTCACTTAACGCATTATCGTTATGGTAAATAAAATCCTGCCATTGTTCTATCATTGCCCGGCTTCCTCTTTAATTTGTCTTTCAGTAACTAGCACCCAATCAACGCCTAAATTTAGCTCGCAATCTGACCATTTTTTTAATTCTCTGATTGAACCATTTGGCAAATAAAGAACCATCTTATCAACTTCAATTTCCAACTTATGTCCAACGACCTCAATTTTACGCCACAACCATTTCCTGCGCCATTTAAAGAGGTATATGTCATTACTCATCAGTACACGTCTTAAAGATATCTTGGCTTTTCAAATAAGTATAAATCTGAGAAGTAAGATTTGCATCTTTTGGGTTCTGAGCATCCATGCCAAAAAAACTATCCCAATCAGATGCCGTAAATGGTCGGTAAGATTCACCTTTGCCGAGTTTCCTCATTGTGTTATTTTCAATATCGTTGTACCAATAAGTTCCGTCTTTGAGTTTATAATAACGTGAGGTTGCTTGGTTTTCATGGTACTTCCAGACTGTATGTGATGGTACTTTCAAAGCGTCTAATTCGGATTGAGAAAGAATCTCACCATCCATCTGCCTTTGAACTTGTTCATCCGTTACTCCAGGGTAAACATCGAATCTCTCGGTAGTTTCTTCAATTTGATAAATAATGCAATGTAACTCGTTAGGTTCATCTGAATGTCGTAGATATTTCTTTTGGTCTTCCCATTTAGAATCACTCTCAATTGTAATTTCGGCTGGTATTTCTGTTACAAATGAATCAATCTCCGGGATGTCTGAAATTTCACTAAAAACGTCAAAGCTCTGAGTCGTAATTAAGTCAGCCGGATATTTATTTTCATTTTGATAAACCGATAGACGGAAAGTTATTTGTCTGTCTTTCTTACTGTAATCCACATTTTCTATATGTGAGTAAGTTCCTTCTTTTAGATATCCACCTAAAGCCATTTTTTTTCTCCTTATGTTAATTAAATTACTCTTATCAAATAAACCACTCTCAGGTAAGTTGGGACAATACTGAAAGGAGTCCCAGAGCCTGTATCAGCGCAAGACATTGTGTGTGTGTGACCGTAAGAGTGTGTATGATCCATACCATGAGTATGATTCGCAGAAAAGTTTCCTGTATTACCATGATGGTGACCGCCTGTATTACTGGTACTCGCATTACCAGAACGTGTTACGACGTTATTCCAAGCATAAAAATCATTAACTGAATAAGTATTTCTGTGAGTGTTATGACTATGGTTTCCAGTATTACTTCCAGAATCGTGGGTGTGGTTTGAACTTACATTACCAGTGTTTGCAGAACTAGCATTCCCTGTAGTTGATCCCGACTGGGCTGTTGTCGTGACTGTATGATTGTGAGCAGGGAGATTCCCTTCAGCAAGAGTTACGGTGTTATTTGTCCCCACTCCTCCTGCATTTGCGTGTGTATTACCTTGCAAAAATCTGCCATCCGTCAGTTGTGGTACATTCCCAGTTAAAGTTTGATTTGCGGGGATACTTGAACCATCGCATAACATCCAACCCGCTGAATCTACTGCTCCAGAGTTAGGGACTGTATGCGAGCCTGTAAGATTTGAAGCAAGAGCAACAATTCCCCCAATTGGTACAGATGCTATCTGCGAATCTAACTGGTCAATTGCGTGATTCACCATTGACCCCCACCTCTCGGCGGTATCGGCTGACCCGACAATAGGTTTTAAAGCATTGTATTTAGCTGAAGTATTATATCCTGTATTTGAAAATACGTTCCCATGATCTCCGCCACCAGAGGAGTAGTAGTACAAATTGTCAGTTGTTGACCCAGAAGTGATTATAGTTGTCTTGGCCCCTGCTTGACCAGCCGTACCCGTCTTGGTAACTCCAGTTGTGTACTCACTCGATCCGCTATTATTTGAAGTCGCAGAGAATTGAAGAATATGCCCGGCATTTGATGCGTCTGCCTGGTCAAATACATAAGTGTCCCCGTCTCTGAAACTTAGACTCGGAGCCGATGATTGGTTGATCGTAAATTTCCCGGATACGATTTTTACTGTATAATTTATAGTACTCATATCTCTTTATTAGCTGAATGTAGGATGAGCGGCTAGTATTATATAATTCACCACTAAAAATGGTTGCATATTATTATGCGGCTGGTTACCGTCCGCTTGTTGGTCAGTAGTTGAGATCCGACCACTAGGATTAGTTAGAGTTGTCGAAATATTTGCTGAGTCAGCAGTAGTCGTAAAAGAGTGGCTATGATCCGCAATTTGAATTCCTGTTGCCGAAGCGTGTGTAGTACCTTGAGCATCATTACCACCATTTACAAAACCAGTAGCGTAAGTTCCATCTCCCCAATCGGTACGTTGAGAATAGGTATGACTATGTTCTGGGTCAGTAATTGCTAAAACAGCGTCATTAGTTTTACCGACTCCTGACTCCACGCTTTGATCACCAGTATGCGTATGCGTCTGGTCAGCAATTGGATGGACGTGACCCGCGTCTGTTACAGGGTGAGTATGTTTGGGGATCTCGGTATTCCCGAGGGTGTGAGTTTCAGTACCGGACCCTAACGCTATCGCCCTGGTTGAGCGTCCAGTAATTGTGTCTACATTGTATCCAACCGCGACCCTCGAACGGAGATCCGGGAGGGCAAAGTTAGAGGAACCGTCGCCAGCTCCATAAGTTGTACCAATCACCGAAAATAAAGCGGCGTATGTTGAGCGTGTCACCAGTTGCCCGTTACAGACCAACCACTTCCCGCCGGTAGATGAGACACCTGACGTTGGCGCGGGAGCTGTAGCGATCGGATACATTTGAATCGAACCAATCGGGAGAGCGAGAGCTAATAATTCTGCTAGTTTGTCGGTCCCTAAATTTAAGAGACCCCCCCAACTATTACGCGATCCACCGCTGACTGGCTTCTCTATACTGAAATTAGATGTGTTTGCCATAATATCAATTTTTTACAAGTATTAATTTTGTAATAAAAATAGCCTTAATCCACTACTTTTTCTGTCCAAGTCGCGCCTGGGACTAATTGACTATCCCAGGCCATGTAACCAGACGTATAAACTGTTGATTGATCTGATCCAATACCATAGCCAGCCCAGGTAAAATTAGGATATGATTTCATAGTTGTCGTACTCGAACTGTAAGAAGTACCACCCTTAATTAAACCACCAAAAAAATTAATAGTGGCGGTCGCATCTGGTCCGGAATAAGTCCCCTCCCAGACGGCTACTCCGTAAGTCTTGGCTGTAGAAGTCGAAGCCGGGACGGTAAAGCCTTGCATGACTCCAATACCGTGCGTACCTTGTCCGTAGATTGCTCCGCCAAATCCTAGTCCAGTGTCCATCAGTCGAGAGTTATGCGTATCGTATTAGAATTAAATTTGAAGATATCGCCATCGTTTATCGTTTTTGTCGTCGATGTTGAAAAATCTGATTTTTGCAAATTCTGGAAGGCGCAAAGGTTACCTGATGTTAAAGCATCGTAGATGCCCACCCAGCCCACAATCCCCCAGTCGGCGCTGGCGGCTGGAAAAGTGATGGCGGAGGTATTATGAGCCTGAGCCACCCCGGCCCCCGTTAGCGTGAAGGCGCAAATTTGTCTGGCGTAGCTTCCCCCGGACACTTCTGTACCAGGTGAGCCTGCCGCGTCTGCGGGAGTTGCTGTTAATAGACCAACGTACCAGTTTGTGGGTCTTGTGTAACTTGTTGAGCTGAAGACATGGTTCATTATTTTGTCTTCGAGGTAGTCTGTAAATCCTGCCATGATGTTTTATCCGAAAGATTGAAAGGCAATGGACGGTGTCGATCCACTGAAGGACGCCTTCTCATCGCTGGTTATTATTTGGTCGATTATTTGCTGGTATCTTCCAGCCCATGCTGTCACCCTCTCATCATGCCCGAGATAAACTGGGCTTTGCATTAAAACGCCATAGATGTACGCGTCTGGGTGATTCTCTAAAATGAAGTTAGTATCGAATTCCGCGAGAGGCTTTACCTTTTGGTAATAAAGAATCTCGAGAGTGTACTCACCAGAAGGAACAGGAGCCACTTCTATAACATTCTGAATGATAGTATAGAAGAGTGGTTTCCCGTCTGAATCCTCGGCACGGTAGTTGTCAAGGTTCTGGGGATTCCTATATTCCAGGGGAGTCACCGGCGACGTGACTAGCTCAATGTTACGCATCCCCAGGAAGTCATCCGGGAGCTTAACATACTGACTAGACAACGGTGCTTGTGTCCTGATAGACATCTCACGCACCCGGAGAGTCCTGTTAAACTCTGCCTCGGCCAGGACGATCCAGTCCTTTATAATTGCCGTCAGGTCTGAACGATTTAAGTAGTCTGCGACTACCGCCTCTAACTCGCTTGTGGTACTTAGTGCCAAACTTCCCCGTGGTGTAGTGATGTGATTTCTTTTGACAACTCGTGGTCAATGACGCACGGTATTTCTTTCTTTTTGCAGGCTTCCCAGAAGTGTATATGGTCCTCCGTAAAAGCTGGCGTGTCCTCTACCTGGTCATGTCTAAAGTATGGTAGTTCCAGGACATCAAATATTGGTATACAAAAAAGGACCATCCCAATTGAGACGCCGTCCACTTCCTCAGTTTCTGGACCTACCGGGTCTGGCTTTACATCCCCCCCAGTTCGGTAAGCTGAGTATTCTCCAGTAATAAAGTCCCGGAGATAGTTGATACCAACAGCTCCCCTGCCTCGTTGCAGGAGTCTATGTATTGAGTCCGCCGGGAACGTCAGTTCCGGGCTTACCATTAAAATATGTGTGGCTCCCCAGGCCATAGCGTCCCCGATCAATCTGTGACGCACTTCCGGCATTACAGGGCCGGACTTTGAGATGACGGTGATATCGTGAGGGCCGTCTTTATAATCTGAACCCTGGAAGTGGATCACCATGTTCGATAATGCTCCAGCAAATTTAGCTGGCCAAAAACCAGTATGGCTAGGTACGCAAACAGCTACCCTTAGAGCCTTCCCGGCCAGGTCCTCCACGCCTTGTTCGCTGGGTCGTTCGCCCATTTCTTCCAGTCCTTTTTGTCCCACTTCTCTCTCAGAGCTTGATCGTGTACGAATTTGGGAACGTAGGCCGCGTGTCTGAATTCCTTCGACGGCTGTAGTTCCGACATATCCTTCGCGAGCTTTATGAGAGGCTCTACGTCTTCTCTCTCCTCAATTGCAAACGTATTCTCATGCTGGTCGTAGTGGAAGATTTCTTGCCTCCTCTGCGACCAGTCAAGAAGCCGTTTTCTACTCGGCGATTGCATTTACTAGCTTGTAGTCAGGTCCGCAACCTTGGCCGCTGAAGCTTCCGCTTTGGCGATCAAAGTGGCTTCGCACAAAAGAATTTTCTTCAAAGCGTCGCCTGTCTTGGCTACGTCTTCAGCTTTGAAGTCACGGAAGTATGCTACTGACCAGTACTCTGGATCAAGAACAAACGCCGTGCGGTCTCTTGAGAAGCGATTAACGGTTACACGCATATCCCCAAAGTCACTTGCATACAGACTCGCGGACGCTTGGATGCTCTCCGCGTCGATATTCTGACGTGCGGTCGAGCGGCCTGCGAATCCGCTAAAAGTTTGCTTGTTGTGTGGGCCAAGCATGATAACGCTCGGGTCAGAACCAGCGGTGAAAGCGGCTTGAATTTGTGCCTTCAACAAGGTTTCTGTAAACGCGCGTTGCGTACCGTCTGTTACGGCTAAACCAGAGGAATATGCCGCTGTAGCGCCGGAACCACCGTGTGATTTGTTTGACACGATCCATGACTCCAGGCCGCCCATGTAACGAGCCGCGGAAGCTGAACCAACTGTTCGCTCCTTTTTGCCTGTCAATGAGGTTTCTAGATCACGCTTAATTTCCTTACTCAGCTTTGCAAATTGGTAACTCATTTCTGAGTCCCGGCCCGCGTGGTTGCCAGCTTGCTGACTCCCGGAAACAATAGCAGTCTTCCGTAGAATCTGGGTGTAGTTCCCAAGACGCACGGTCGGTGTCACTGCCGCGTAAGCAAATTCATCTCCTTCGATCTGTGCATTTGTGGCCGACGCACTTGCTAACGAATCACTCTGCCACTCCACGAGTGTGTTCTTTGCTTTACTTCTCCCAATCATAGACATGAAAGGCACGTCAGATGGGGAAATGTTATCAGTGTTGTTCTTTACGCTGGCTCTTTATCCTGCGTTTCTATACGTTTCCGTATAGCTCAGACTATATCATCACCGTTAGGTGTCGGACGCTCGTGCGGAAATTATCGATTGCGTTTCTCATTCCGTAGTCGTTGAACCTTCCAGCTACTCTTATTCGCTTCACTGGCTTGGATGCTGATTGTCTTCGGCTTAACCCGGTCAGATATCCCAGCAATTCATCCGATTTCGATCCAAACATTCAGATCGTATTTGCGAGGTCCTCGCGTGTTCCAATACTCTGATAGGATTGGAACGTGTTGGCTACAATTGCCATAGTTACTCCTTATTAATTATTTTTGACGAAACATATTATAAAAAACGGCGGCGGCGTCATCGACACTGCCACTCTTTTTTAACCTTGCCGAAGCCTTTGCCTGGCGACTACCACTGGGGTTTACTGATGATGATCCGCCCTTCATGCTACCCTTAGCGACAGGCCGTAAGCCTTTCCGTTTCTCTTGCAATTGATCATAGAGGGCCGCTTTACGCATTGTCGCGACCGCGCGGGAATCGTAAGAATTTGCTAATTCTTCAGCGGTGAATCCCACCCTAGTTCCATAGTCCATTATCAATTGCTTTTCACGGTCCGCGGTTTCCGCGTCGCCCCACTCCGGGACCAGCTCTAACAGAGCCGCCCTTTGCTGGTCTACATACTTTGCGAGTTGT